GTTGTTTGGTCATCTGACACCTCGATCTGGCGAGCATTCTCGCCTAAATGGGTGTCCGGTTTCATTAGACCACTACAAATCCTGTCGAGCCCGTTATCTACACGAGCGGCTTCAAGATGCATGAACTGGGTCAGCCCACCACCGAATCCGTTCAGCTCAAGAGCGCTGACATCATGAAAAATCAGCAACACCGCATCCAAACCTAACTCACTGGCAGACAGCATCAACTCCAAATCGTATTTGAAGTCGTTGAACTTGATGTCGATGGACATAACACAATCATGCTCGCGCAACAGATCGTTTAAGCGATCAAGCCTATCCATGTATCAACCCGTCCGGGACAAATTTCGGTGCCACGTCCATGTCGTTCCCTCATTGGTTTGGCGGGACTGTACCACCAGGTCGTAGAAAGCAAAAAAGCCCAGCGCGAGGCTGGAACTGCAAACTTTTATGACTCGGCACTCCAAACCGCCAGTTCATAACCATCCGGGTCGATAAAGTGAAACCTTTTGCCGCCAGGAAAAGAGAAAATCTCCCTGCTTATTGTTGCCCCTGCTGCACTGACTTGGCGCTGAGTTTCCTCGAGATCATCTCCATAGAGAATGACCAGAGGGCCACCGGTCCGAACGGGCTCTCCAGTTGTGAATCCTCCGGTGAGCCTACCATCGCTGAATTCGGTGTAGCTGGGCCCGTAGTCTACGAATGTCCAACCAAATGCTGAGCCATAGAAATCTTTACTGCGCGAGATATCGCTAACGTTGAACTCGATATTGTCGATCTGGCGATCGTTTCCTCTAACACCCATGATTCACCTCCTTGTTGTACAAAGACCTCATCATGGCGCGATCCTGTCCAGGCATCCAGCGTGATGGAATGTCAGTAAATGGGCCGATCCTCACTCCCAGCCGCGGTCCTTATAGGAGGTTTTATCCTGCTCAGGAAAGTCAGTTGTGTAATCTCCCCAGCCCATGTACGAATAGTATTTGCTCATCGCTTCAAAATAGCTGGAAGCTTCGACCTGCCAAGTAAATATTGATCCGGGTTCAAGAAGGTTCCGTGCACCTTCGCCCTGAGGGCCAGCAAGACAAAATGTCTGACACCCATCGGGCTCAAGCCAAAGTTCATGAATCATTCAACGCTCGTTTCCGGCTTTGGTTTGGCAGGACTGTAGCATTGCCTGCTTTGAAATCTCTCAGGCAGTGACTTTTTTATGCGTCGTCGATGCTGAAAAATTGATGCATCAGAGGTGGTAAATCTAAATTGTCGGGAATAAATACGATCTACTGATCTACTGATCTGCGATCAATGCTTCAAAGCATTACATTGGGCACGCAGGTCGATGTCGGTGATCGAACTGCAACCACCATTGTTGGTTTTCGCCTCACACATATAGCGCTGATTACGATCCATTATGCTACTACAGCCGTATCCTTTGGTTTCAGCCATGCAGGTATAGCGTAGATCGCTGTCGTGAATCGAGTCGCAACTACCATGATTGGTCTTGGCATTGCAGTAATAACGCTGGTCAAGGTCGATGATGCTACTGCAAGTACCGCCGCTGGTTTCCGCGATACAGGTATAGCGCAGGTCTCTGGAAGAGATAGAGTTGCAGCTATCACGGCCTTCCTTGGCCCTGCAGTAGGTACGCTGGTCTAAATCGCGAATGCTGTCGCAACCGGCAAAGGCATAGCTGCTAATCATCAGCAGGACTACAAAAATCAACCTCATCGTTTTCTTCCTTGGTTTGCCGGAAATCAGTCCGGCATCGCCGGCATCCCTGGCGAGCTGCGCGGACACATGTCAAATTGATACTATCGCAAGAAAAAGTTCCCTCGCATCTTCACCAGTATACATGCTGTCTAGGCATCCAGCGTGGATGGAATGCCAGTGGCTCGCATCCGTTGATCGTTAGTAGTTTTGGCTTCCACAACCCAAGGAATGGCCATGTCAGTCAGAAGTCTCGTGAAGAACCTACCCGCAGATCCAGATATGCCTGGATGGGTGCTTGGATGGGCCGTGGGTCGTAATGCTCCCTGGAGCTTTATTGACATCTACGCCGACAAACATGTCGCAGAGGTCGAAGCTGAGCGCTTGGGTGATGGTCACACTGTGAAGTATGGTTCGCACAGGCTCGGGACTGATGACTTCATGGGTGGCGGCGAAGAACCTAAATAGCGACCGCCTTCGCCAAGCCAAAATCAATTTTGCCCGGTCCAGTTAGAAGCGCCGCGTGAAGCCCTGACTTGCCATGGTAGCTGCGGCTGTAGCCACCCTTGCTCTGGCACTTTCCGGAGAATTTCACGCGATCGATCTCGATGCCGCCATCCAGAATGGCGACCTCGGCTTCAGCGCCACAGATATTCCCCCCGGTAATGGTGAAAAGGTCGTAAATGGTCAGCATGTAGCATTGCGATAATTGCATGCCCGCTCCTGCGGCCATGCCGCGTCATGTTGGTTATTTACGTCTTTGTGCCTAGGAATCAGGCGCCGAGCGCACTTTCCCGCTGTTCCGCCATCACCTGCAGGGCTTCAGCCTCCATATGTCGGAAGTCGCTGAAAATGGTTTGTCGCTGGCTGATCGGCACGCCGCACATACGAATCACCCCGGAGAGAACGCTGTAGTCCATGCCTGTCGCGCCGCGCGCGCCTGTGCGCCACTGGGTACTCATGGCCTCGAAGACTTTGAAGGCGTCCCAGTTGTCCGGCCAGATGCCGACCTCCGCGACGTAGTCGCCCGCGGTGAAGCCGAAGGCATCCGTGCCCTCTAGCGTTGGCTCATAGAGCGCGCGTGCAGCGCTTAGGAGTTTCCCAGGCGGGCCTCATTGAAAGCTTCGGCGTAGGCATTCAGCACGGCCTTCGGCGCTGAGTTGATCGAGTTGACGAGGATTCGCACATTTTCAGGCGTAAACTTTTCCTCGATATCCCAGCCAACGACGACGTCAAGCAGCTGGTCCGCCTGCAGATCGATCTGAGCAGCGGTGAATGCCTTGAGATCCATGTCCCCTAGCTGTTTGCTCAACTCGTCGTGCCGCTCGTTCCAGCCGGTGTACAGCTCGGCGAGCGCGGTGCGGTCCAGATATTTGAACTCGAACTCCACCTTCTCGGCGCTATAACCGGCACGCTGGATCATCACCGGCGCCTTGAAGGTCGGCTTCTGGATCAACTTGAACTTGGCCATGAGCCCTTCCCTTACGACGCGTAGCGAATGAATTTGGCGACGACTGCAAACACTGCGGTGACGGTCATGATGTTGTTCTTGTTGAGGGACGGCACGTTGTCGAACGAGGCGTAAGCGTTGTAAACGATGCAGCCGCCAGCAGCGAGGTTGACCTTCACGGCGCGAGGCTTCTTGTCGTCATCTGCCTCAATCAGCACGTCGTTGTGAGGCAAATCGGGATCGTCAGCCAGAGTGAGCGTGAACGAGATCGCCGACTTGGTCGTCGGGATCTGATGCTCGTCATCCTCTTCAAGAAAGGAGTAGGTTGCGTTCTGTTGATCACCGCCGGACTTCGCGGATTCCGTCACCTGGCTGACGGGCACCCAATCAGTGATCTTGCGCACAGATCCAGCTCCGCCGCCTGCAACATAGCGCGCTACGTTGAGAGTGTTTGCCTTTTCGAGGACAAACGCGTCGGCGGTAGCAGTTTTCACGCGCAGCACGCGATTGTTCAGTCGGGCCCAGCCAGAAGTCACCTCGACAAAATCGCCAGCCTTCAGGCCGTGAGCCGCCGCCGATACCGAGGCTTCAAGAGCATTGGAGATCGCAGTGACGACGATCGGATTGCCGTAGCCGGATGCAACGACAACGGTAGAGCCATTCGGCAGAAAGACGGCCATGGGTATTTCCTCTTTTCAGAAATGACAAAACCCGCACAGAGGCGGGTTATTGGGTTTGCCCTATGGGCGGTGGAAGTGCTAATCAGGTAAGGAAGTGCTAATCAGGTAAATCTGGGATGGAGCAAAGGGGAAAACGAAGGTGACAGAGGTCTCGCTACTCAACCTGCTTCAAGACATGGAGATCAGCTTGCATCAAGCAAGCGTCCGAAATGACCCTGAGCAACTCAATCGTCTATTGCACAAAGACTTCCATGAAATTGGTCGTTCAGGGGCCTTCTATTCAAAAGCTGATACCGTTGAAAGCTTGCCGCGTCAAAGGTCTCGCGTTGATATCTTGGCGCGAAATTTCAAACTGACCGTGATCTCCAAGGACGCTTGTCTACTGGTATACGAAGCCTCCCAATCCAGCCGCGACGGAGCACCAAGGCAATACGCGCGGAGATCTTCAATCTGGAAGCTTGAGGCTGGAATTTGGCAAATGCTATTCCATCAAGGGACGCCTACTCGCCCGTTTGATCCTGACTAAACAGTGTCTGCTCGGTATTCGAACGACACAGGTACGGTGAACGTGGGTGGATCGGCTATGCCAGGGCCAGGGTCTACCGGTGACATCGTAACGACGGTGACGCCCGCCTTCGTGTCTCTCGCGTACAGTGGAAAGAGTGCGGTCAGCTCACCCACAAGCGGGTTCGTCTTTGTCTTCCCGGTATTAGCCGGAGCCACAATGCTGACCTGGTAGACGCCGATGAAAGCGCGGTGCTCGCCAGCGAGCGTGCTGCTTGCGGTGTCGCCTGGGAGCATGAACGCCCGCAGATAGGTCTCGCCGTCCGCCGGATCATATTGGACATTCTCGAACACAACCTTGATCGGCTCCGTACGGGCCTTGGTCCATGCAATCAGCTTGGCCTCGTAAATTGAAGCGATGATGGCGTGGCTCATACCTGGTTGTTCCTTGTGGCTTCGTCGACGATCTGCTGGAATCGGGCCAGAGTGATTCGGACCATGCCGCCGGGTGCTTGGGTGGAGTGCCCGTACTCAAGTGGGATTCCGTACGGGAGGTTGTTGACGATGTAGGCTGTCTCGCCGGCCGTAAGTGCCTGGACCTGTAGTCGCAGCTTGGCCAGCGTCACCCCACCAGCCGGGTCAACCTGGTCAAGCGTGCCCTCCGCCGGCGTACCTATGGAAAACTGCCAGTTCCCCCGAAACCGCCCACCGACGTAGTCTTTGCCTACCACCAACCCGTTCAGTTTGAAGTTTTGGTCACGCTCGGCCTTGGTCAGGGGCTTGGCGTATTTGACGCCGCGCCGCAGCTTGCCCGCTTTCGTGAAACTCGATTCGTTCAGGTTGATGATCGTGTTGCGCACCGCCACCTTGAAGTCGTAGTCATCGGCCGCCCGGGTGTTTCTCTGTCGGTGAACGACGTTCGCTGCCCAGATCTCTGGATTGCCCACCGGTGACATGTGGATGACGCTACTGCCGATCTCGATCACGATCTCGCGAATGGTTGCGTCGATACCAGCCTGGGTGCGCTCAGCGAAGTCGCGAATGTTCTCGGAGAAGCTACCGTTCATGCTAGCGTATTTGTTCGTCACGATCGCACCTGCAACTGATACAAAATCGGGTTGTCATGCAGACTGAGACCTCTGGCGCCTCGACTAATAATTCGTAAAGCTAATCTAGCTAACCCCTTATAGAATCCCCGCATAAGGAAATGATCTCTATGAAAAAGCCGCATACTCAACGTTCTAGCGTCCCAAGTAACGGGCTGTCTTTTGGTGAACAAGCAGCGAAAAACATCGAGAATGCAAGGAAGGAAGTGCTAGCTGACATGGCCAACCGCGCAGATCTTACCCAGAGCGTAAAAAAACTCCGGGATGCCGTTTCGGCAAGCTGTAGAGAATCTCACCCAGAATGGGTGACAACGTTTGCGACAGGTAAAATTCCTTCCAACCTGGAACTTTCTAACGCAACCATCGAACTTTTAATTGTGCTTGAGCAAGAACTCAGGGATGGAAAGGTGAACACAGAAACACTTGACCAACTGGATGAAATGCTTGGCTATTAGGTGTTCAAAAACACGTGCAAAATTGAGAAAAAAGCCGAAAGAGCTCAATGAGGCTATCAGCTTTTCGCTGTCTTTCACTTCCTCAACTGCATGGTCCACGTTGCATAAGCAGGATCCGCAGACACATTCATCACCCGTAGCTCGTTGACGATATCGCCAATGGCCGGAGCGGCCGGTACCGCCGTCGGAACACCGGCCGCCGACACGAACAGCTCGTTTTGCAGCACCAGCAGTTTCTTGTCGGTTGTCTGAATCAGTGAACCGTCGATTTCCTTAGACAGGTAGCTGCCCAAGACACCGCGCCCCGAGTACGTCACGGTGGTCTCCGGCGTTTCGCCGCCCAGGTCCGGATCATACTCGCCAGCGACCTTGCGAACGCCTGTCACCGGCTTGACGGCATCTGCCAGGCCATCAGGATCGTCGAACGACTCGGCCAATTCGGCCTGGATCTCTTCACGCATGCCCATGATCAGATCCTTTTCAGCATCATCACGCCGGAGCGCGTGATCCACGGCGCAAGCAGCGCCAGGGCGAAGTTCACGCCCGCCGACTGATCGGTAGAGCCTGCCACGTAGGTCTTGCTCACGGACGTACCGGACTGAGCCGATACCGACTTGCTCTGCACTTCCTTCTGCGTGGCCGTGTATAGCTTGCCCGCCGCCGCCTCTTTGGCAACCTGGGCGCCGGCTGTTTTGATCTCGGCCGGGACCGGATCGGGAACAGCCCGCTTAATCTTGGCTGTAAGCCAGGCGTTTGCCATGGCTACAGCAAGGACCGGATCACCGGTGCCGGCCCAACCAGGACCCAGCGAGGCATCAACATCGGCAACGGTGATGAAGTCGGTCATGTGCTTGTCCTTATTCCGCTGGCACTAGGGCCTGCAGGTCTTCTTTCTTGGCGGTCGCGTCGAAGGTAATGCCCTTCGCGGTCAGCCACTCTTTCAGCTCAGGGACCTTCATTTTCAGAGGATCGGTTTCCGGGGTTTCCTGCTCCTTGCCGTCGGAAACCTTGATGCCGGAGGCCTGGTAAGGCCTCGACGATATCCGGTGCATCGCCATCGACGACTATCTCAGTGGCGGAGCCGATGACGCCAAAAAACTCGCTCAGCAGGCGGTAGCACACACCGCGCTCTTTGCCCGGCGTGTCCGTGTAGATCACTTTCATGAGTCACCTCAAAAGCACCCCGGCGCCCATAAAGACGCCAGGTTGTGTGGGTCGAATTACGGCGTGGTGGTACCGCTGATGACAGCGGCGAATGGGACCTGCTTGCGGCTGAACACACGCTGCCAGTTCGCAGCTGCTGCGTATTGGGTGGCGGTCGGGCTGAGGTTTTGTGCCTCGGAGCCCTTCCAGCTGAAGCCAGCAGGCTGGAGGATGTAAGTCTTCCGCTCCCACAGCACTTCGGCACCACCACCATTGCCCCCGCCTGGCTTACGCTCCAGCTCTACCGGCACCTTAGGAGTGCCTTCACCGTAGCCGAAAGCGCCCTGCCCGAAGAACACGGACAGGTACTTGCCCGCGCCATATACCAGGGCATCGTCCATGAACACCGGCTTGCCAAGGTAGGTGGCCAGGATGATCTTGCCGTCGGAGTCACGCAGGTACTCGATGAGGTCCTGCTTGACCATCTGGTTCATCACCACGGAGTGCACGCCGATAGCGCCGAACTGGTCAGCCGCATCGCCGGCGGTAAACGCGGCATCCTGGAAGGCGTTCGCACTGATGGTCGCGCCCGCGTCGATGACCATGTCACCGCCGTTGTTCGCAATGTTCGAGGCGATGATGCCGCGAGCCGCGCCCAGGGTGTAACGCTGCCACTGGCGGGTCCAGTAGGTGCCGAAGCGGTTGCGGATCTGCTGCTGAGGTTCGGTGTTCGCTAGCTCAGCAGTCAGGTCGGTGACGCCGTAGCCTTTGTTGAGGTACAGGACGCGGGCACGCATGCTGTCCTGGGTGACTTTGCCGACTTCGCCTTGGTCGTTCGGGTCGTCGTTGCTGATGTTCGGCGCTTCATCGGCGTTGAGATCCTGCCAGTAGCTGATCTCAGCGGTACCCTGGCTGCCGGAAGCAATCGCGTCCAGCACAGGAGAGCGAGTCACGATGCCCGACTCGTATACAGCGGTCTTTTCCGGGCTGTTAACCGGCGCCAGGGAGGCGTAGTAGTCGCCGACGAAGATGTCGGTCAGTTGGGTAGTTGCCATGGATTAGGTTCCTTTGGTGGCCTGGATTTTCTTGAAGAGATCGGGATTGTCACGGGCGATCGCAGCGCGCTCAGTTTCCGTGTACTCACCCCACTTTTTCGTGGCCTTGCCACCGTTGTCGCCGGTCTGGCCGGCACCCTGAGCCCTTGGCCACAGGTGTGTTGCTGTTTCACGCAGAGATTCCGCCCATTCGAGCGGCGACAGCGGGGTCTTCCCGTCCTTCCCGTAAACGACCTCGCCGTCACGGTCAGTGGCAATCGCCTCACCGTCTTCACTGAGTTTGAAAGTACCCCGGGCGCGCAGGATGATGTCCTCGGCGGCCTCGGGGAGCGCGCCGGCCTTGATGGCTGCGGCGCGGATGGAGTCGGCCAGCACCTTGTCGCTGTACTTAGCTGCGAATTGCTCAGCCTTGTCGGCACGGGCTTTCTCGGCGGCCAGCTTGGTGTCGTAGTCGGTGCGCAGGCGCTCTGTGCGGCGGGTGATGACCTCGTCCAGCTTGCCCTCGGCGATCAGCTTGGTCTCTTCATCCTGACCAACCTTATTAAGCAGGCCTTTCACTGATGCGATGTCCAGGCCTTCGAACTGGGACTTGAAGCCGTCCAGCTCGGTCTTGGTGGTCCGGAGCGAGCCTAGCAGCTCGGTGTTTTTGTTCTTGAGGCCCAGGGTGGCTGCATCCACTGCGGCGGCAATGGCGGTTTTTACTGCCGGGTCTTCAAGATCAATCTGGTTTTCGTCTGCCACTTGGTGCACCCCTTGGGTTTGGTCGGCCCGCTTTGCAGGCATAAAAAAACCGCCCATTGGGCGGCTTGGTGTGAATTCTGTGTTCTATCGGACTATCGAGAGCCCGCGCATAACCAGGTAATCGGCGAATTGCGTTCTGCTCGGCGCGTATGGCGGCGGACGCATGCGAAACCCGGGCGTATCGCGGTTAAGCCGGGAGCGGCGGCCATTAGGCTCAGTGCAATGCGTTGGCTCCACGATCTGGATGCCCTTCTCGGCAGCGTACAGCTCGACTGCCAGCCGCACTTGACCCCATTCAAGCTCAAAGGGCACGAACGTCTCGGACAGCGTCTGGTATTCAATCTTGCAGTCACGGCGGGGCCACGCCATTGCCTGCTCAGGATTGGCCTTGCGACCCTTCCACTGGCGACCGTTGATATCGGCCGCAGCGCGCAGCAGCAGTCCGACCTGGTCAGCCTCTTCTTCAGGTATCCGGAACCCGTAGTAGTCGCGGTAGAAGGTCAGCTTCTCCAGCGGCACGAAGCTATTCGCGTCTGGCCTGCCCTTCCCGTCCTCAACGATGATCTGCATGCGCTATCTCAACCTGGTGGTGCGCCGAGTGTAACGCCTGCTCGGGTGAACATGTCAGGTTCGGCCTCCTTCAACTGCGCCAGGGTCAGCGGCTTGAACGACTTGTCGAGCTGCAGCTTGGCGAACTTCTCCGGCGTCAGCCCGCCATCGCGGAACAACTTGCCCCGGACCGGCCCAAGGGCATGATCTTGGAAGCTCGCCGGTTGCGTTGCCAGTTACTCGTAATAATTCAGGCCAGCGTCGACATGGGCCCCGCCGTTGTCGCCAACAGAGGCGCGCGTGGCGTCCTTGGCGAACATCTCCGAAAGCCTGGTGGTCGGCACCGTAGCAGACCGGCAGTTGATGTGCGCCGGCGGCAGCGGGCCTTTGCCCAGGTCGAAACGCATCCCATCCAGGCCCTTGCATTGCTGCGAGGTCTTGCGGTCAAGCGTCGACACCCAGCGATAGCCCAGCACCACGTCGCTGTTGGCCTTTAGCGTCTCCATTCGCGCCGTGGTGGCTACGTGCTGGATTGCCGTCTGCACAACGGCGGCAGCATTGCGGTTGCTCACCGCCAGGACGCCATCCGTGAAGTTTTGCGCCGCGGTGCCGCGAATCGCCTGAATGATCTGAGCATTGGTCTGGCCCTGGCCGAAACCAAGCCGGATCGTGTTCGTGACACGCATTGTCTCGGTGCGAGTCCAGCCGCTGACGAAGCTTTTGAGCAGCTTGCCGCCATCGATGCCCTTTACCTGAAGCGGATAGGAGAACACCGCCGCACGGATCAGCGTGTTGGTCGGCACCACTGCGTCGATGGAGAGTGCATTGCTCAGGCTTTTAGCCTCGAAGGTTGACTCGTACAGCGCGATATCGACCAGATCGGCCTGCACCAGGTCCCCGTAGGCCTTGTAGATCTCCAACAGTTTGCCGTCCACCCGGGGCAGGAACTGCTCAAGGCGGTCCCGGCTGTAGGTGGTCAGCTCCTTGCGGGTGAGTTGATCCCGCACCAGCTTGTCGATCTGGCGCAGGTACTTCTCGAACTTCTTGACCTCGCCAGCCTTAAGCCGCTCCAGCATTACCGAGTGGCGGGTCGTCTGCTCCAGCAGTTGGCTGTCCGCCTGTACCTGGTTTGTCGTTGGCATCGTCGTTGTCCAGGTTGATACCGGCCGACTCGCGCTCATCGCTGATCAGTTCGGCTTCGTCTTCGTATGGGCGCTCCGGCAACTTGCCGGTGGTGAGGTACTGCCAGTAGGTGTCGGCGCTGATCGTCCCAGCCATTACGCCCTTGAGCAGCTCGGCGAGCACCTGTGCGTCGACCACTGGAGTCACGAACTCAGGGTTCACCTTGAACTTGACCTGCTTGGGCTCGTAGCCCTTCCACTCGGCTGCGTACCGCAAGCCTTGCTCCACCGCCTCGGCCACGGTAATGACGATGCTGTGCAGCGTGGCGTGCTGATCGTTCTGGCGCGTCTTCCGCGCCTCGCCCGACTCGGTACCGCCGACGTCCATGACCTTGGCGCCCGCCTCAAGCGCGGCGTTCTTCTGGTCATCCATGGCCTTGCGCACGGCTTCGATGCCGGCGCCCTGGAACTCCAGGTAGCCGCAGGAACCGGAAGGCCCAAGATCCCATGCCGCCGATGGGCCGGTAACGCTCAACTCCACCGCCTCATCCAGGCCAGAGACCCACGGCTGCGGGTGGCTGGTCTGATACAGAGAGCTGAAGTAGTCAGCGCTGATCTGGTAGGACTTCAATGCGGACCGCGCCATGGTCAGCAGCGGCACCTCGTCGACGTCCGGGGAATTGTCGGTGGAACCGCAGTAAATCACGGGCAGGTATGGCAGGCCTTTGACCAAGCGGTTGTCAGTTCCGGTGGTGCCCAGCGGCTTTTCGTCCTCGACCAGCTCGCCGCCTTCATTTCGCACCGAGGTGTAGCAAACATCGCCCAGCATGAAGAACTCCCGGAAAACCGTGTCGCAATCGTGGCTGTAGCGATCGCCGCCCTTCTTGCGAAACTCGCGGAACACCGAAAGGACCAGATCCTGCCGTCCGCCCTGATCAGCAGTGTCCCAATTTATGGCGTTGCGGGTGGCGTACGTCGAGAAGTATGGCTCGCCGCTCTCGTCGATGTTCACCACCAGCGGTACCCGGCCGTGGGAAATGGCCTGGCGCACCATCCGGAAGAACAACTGCTTCAGGCCGAAGCCGTCGGCTGTGGCGTTGTCCTCCAGCCCTTTCAGGCCAGACGGTAGTTCGATCTCAGGAATCAGCCGAGACACCAGCCCCATCATCGAGCGCAACGAGTCGCGCACCCAATGCTCGTACTGAGCCCGGCTGGTGTAGTTCTCGTAGAGGTACTTGTTGCCGGCGCCGTCGAGCTTTTCCGCCTCAACCATACCGCTCGGCTTGGGCAGGTTGCGCTCGTTGCGCTTCACGGCGCACTCACCCTCGAGCGCGTGGTCCATCATCTCCCACTCCGCGATGTGCGCGTCGTAGTCGGGGTTTGTCGATTGCACTGGCATCAGGCCAAGCCTCCAATTCGGCGTGTTCCGCCTGTGCGTGTTTTGATCGGATAGCGCTTGGCAATGAAGTAGCCAGGGGCGTCCACGAGGTGGTCGTATCCGGCCTTCTTGTCGGGCTCACCCTTGTCCGTGTAGATCTGCCGCTCCAGGCACTGCGTATATTTCGGGCATTGGTCAACGTTGACCAGGTAGCGGTGCTCGCCATACGTGTTGGCGAACATTGCGCACATGGCGTTGACCCTGTCTTTAACCGCGGGGTTGGTCGAATCCACCACTACGGTGAAACCAGCCTTCCTGAGCAGTGATAGATCAGACTCGCTCGCGCTCTTGCTGCTTGTGTTCTGGCCGCTGGCGTCTGGGTAGATCGCAATGCTGTGATCAGGGAAGCGAAGCTTGATCTTCTCAATCATCTCCGGTGTGTCACGCACCTCGGAGAACTCGCTGAGGGCCAATGGCAGATCGTCACGGATGACATGAACCACGGCGGCCATCTTCATGACGTTGAAGTCCATGCCGATGTGAAGCGCCTCGCCGCGCTTGATCGTCTCGCTGGTTCGGTTCACCTCACGATTGAACGTGTAGTAGACAACGCCCTGGTAGTTCTCGAAGCTGGCCTCGTATTCTTGCCGGAAGGTCCGAGGGTCCATCTTGCGGCGGGCAGCTTCCAGCTCTTCAGCCGGAACGTTGCCACCGTCGAGCGAGGTGTAGAGCCAACTCTTGTGATCGGGCTCATGGCCTGGCCGGCCATCAAGGAACGTGTCGTAGCAATGGTTGAAGCCCTTCGGCGTGCCGATGCGCAGCGCGTGACCACCTTTTCGCATACCGATGCCCGGTATCGAGTATTGGCAGGTCGAGAGCATCGGCCGAAGGACTTCTTCCCATGCTTCCCACGGGCAGTCCGCCCACTCATCCACCAAGACGAAGAACAGACCGGAGCCGCGCAAGTTGTCGTAATTGTCGAGCCCTACCACACGCATGACGTGGCCAGACTTGAGCGTGATCGAGCATTCAGTTTCGTTCGGGCGGTGTGCACGCCACGCTTCAGGGATCGCCTGCTTCAGCCGGCGCCAGAACACGCGCTTGGCCTGCTTGAACGTAGGCGCGCCGTACCAGATCTCGTCCTCGACGCTCACGCCCCACTCAGCAGCCAGGCGAGCTGCGCGGCGCATCTCAGCTTTGCCCAAGAACGTCTTGCCGAACCGTCGACCACATACAGCATCGCGGAAACGCGCCTGAGGCTGGAAGCCCCAGCAGTAAATGTTCGCCTGTTTCGGCGTCAGCTTTACCGGCGGGTCATAGGTACGGGGTAGCGGGGACATTCTCATCAGGCTCCAGGGTGTACTCAGCAACGGCGTGCTGCTGGTCAGCGTGGGAGCCCAAAGGCTTTTCAGGTTCAAGGCGGCGATTCACGTAGGCATCGCCCACTTCTTTGGCGGCCTGCTCATACAACTGAGCAGTCAGCGCCAGGTTGCGCATGCTCTCAGCCTTCTCGGCCAGCCGCCCAAGACCGCGAAGTCGGTACGCGCGATTGGCAATGGGGATATCGGTTGTCTCTTCACGGAATCGCTTGCGAGCAGCGTGGAACAGGTCCACCCAGGTCTTGCCGAGCTTCTGCCCGGCAAACTTTGTCGGGTCGTGCGTTTCGCATTGCTGTCGGGTGATCTCAATCCCGAATTCTGTCTTGACCGCTGCTACCACCTGGGACGGCGTATCGAAGCAGGCCAGAGCCTGAACGATGAAGGCTTTGACCTCGCTTCGTAGTACTGCCATATGGTTGTCATCCGTCAATACCTGTCATGGAATCAGGCCGACTTGAGCAGACAGGTTCCGCAGGCCCTCGCAATGTTCAATTTCCCCACCTCAGCAGGTCTGTTTGCAGCATCCACCAACGCTTGAACGTCAGGGCTCGCACCATAGCGGCGGACAACCCCGACGAACTCTCCGACGTCGTGGCCCTGCAGCTTGATCTTAGGTGCACCGTCTTGGGTGAATGCTGGTTGACCGTACTTGTCGGTCGCGTGAGCCAGGTGATACAGCTCGTGTTCGATCAAGGCGCAGAACTCAAGGTCGCTGCACTGGGCGCAGTAGTCAGCGGCCAGCGTGATGATGAAAGCCGGCACATCGCCGAACCAGTCACGCATCTGCTGCTCCATCCGGGCTTTCTGCCAACCGCCGGCGCGGAACGCTACCTGCTCGGCTTGGCCCAGGACAGTGCGGCCCTGCTTCTCGAAGCTCGACGACGCCCACATGATCCGGATGTCTGCATCCAGTAGGTGAGCATGGTCTTCGTTGTGAATGATGCCGGTGTCGGCAAGGATCTCGGCTTGGAGCCATTCCCATACCTCGGGAGCTGGGGTAATGCGAACACCAAAGTCGGACAATTCAAGCAGCGATAGTGGCGGCATTGGTCGAATCATATCGTGACCTTCTCTTGCCGCCTTTCAAGCTTGCGGGTATTCATGAACAGTT